TCAGCGTCCCGCCTCTACGAATACAGATAACGGCAGACATGGGGTCTAAATTGAAGTCCATCCCAATGTGGAGTGTACCACTATCGTCATCAATCGCCAACACAGACTCTTCGCGATTAAAGCCGTAGTAAATTAGGCCAGCGTAGGTCACGAAGGCTGCTTCATACTCCTGTTTAAATGTTCGCTCATCTAGGTCTTGACGGGCAGCGTCAATCTCTTCCTGCGGTACGTTGCCACCCTCAAGTGTTGTGTACTGGAAAGACTCCCAATCGCCCGCGCCATTGATCCCAGATGCCCACAGATCATAGAAGTGATTGCGCCCTTTAGGTGTACCGATAAACATAGCACCGCCTTGGCGATCAGATAAGCTGGGGCGTATAACCTCAAACCATGCCTCTGGCCGCATATCGGCAAACTCGTCAAGGACAACAAAGTCCAAAGCTCGTCCGCGCAGGTTGTTAGGTTTCTCTGCACCTTTGAGACTAATTACAGAGCCATTGATTAATCGCAGCGTTAAGGAGCTTTCGTTAGTCTTGGATATATATTCATGCGGTATTGTGTGAATAAGCATCTGCCATGCAATCTCTTTGGCAGACCCGTAAGTAGGCGCTACATACCACACGTTTTTATTTTTGCCTGAAACCGCAGCCCTTAACAACGCACCTGTAGACAAAAAAGTCTTACCGAACCGCCTGCCAGCCACGACACTGACAAACCTAGCATCACTGAGGAATATCTCAGTCTGAGGTTTGGTTAGCTGCATTGCCGTCTAGAATAATATTAATCGGGGGTATTTCCTGCGCTTCGGCTTCTTGCTCTTTCCAGCCAGCCTGCGTCTTTAAGTAAAAAATATTGGCCGCCACATTGCCTGCTTTGGCTAATTGTATGAGGTTAGAACCCATCGCAACGCATTGCTTTACTCTGCCTTTTTTATAGGCATCAAAAACTTCTGGCTGTCTTTGCTCTATAGCCCGCAAAGTAGTCTCAGATATATTGAAATAATCAGCTACCTGCCCTTTAGTAAGAACAGCAGCCAATGCCTCTAGCTGAGTTATTTGCTCAGGCGTAAACTCAATCATTGGCCTACCGCCACCATCGCCTTGATTGCCTATTTTCATATCATCCTACAAATTCAAATGATGCTGTTAATCTTGCGTCTGATGTTGTTCCCGCTAATGCGCCACTTTTAGCAGTATTTTTAAGCCTTGACGGTTTTCTAACCATCATCCAATTTTTAGAAGCTGATAAACCATGAATAAATGATGGCGCAGACGTTACCAATCTAATTCTTGTTCCTGATTTAGTATAATCTTTTGCCAATTCAGACATGAATCTACCACCTACACCTATCCCTTGGTAATCAGGCTTTACAACTATTCGATGTATTCGTTTGCAATTTTTCAATTTTGGATGAGGAAAATGCAAAAAACTACACCATGCAACTGGTTCTCCCCCTATTTCAGCAATATATTTATGAGCCGCATTATTGTGATCAGCACTTAAATAATGAAACTCTTTAAATAATTTCCATTCTTCTTGCGATGCTTTTCTGATCTCAACATTGATATTGGGTCGCCTAAGTGACCTCCGATAAAATTGCTTTTCATTAGCATCATATATCCAATCTGGCTCTAGCCATTCTTCTATATCATAATGACATGATACAGCTATAAACTGCTTGTTTTCACGCCTAATAAACTTTTGAATGGCGGCACTGCCAATTTGTGCAACTTGCCTATCTACAACAGATGTAAATTCATCATATATAATAGGTTTATCGCTTTCCAAAATCACTCTAGCTAATTCTGCCCTCATTTTTTGACCATTAGATAATACACTAAAAGGCTTTAACCAATCTGGAGGGCTAGAGAAACCAACCTTGCTTAATGCTTCAGTTATTTCTTTTGCAGATAACTTTTCATCAAAATCATCTATCACTGTTTTATCTGACCATTCAAAACCATCAAATAATTCAAAGTCTTTGAATACGTTTTTTGCAATTGTTGTTTTGCCAGAGCCTGACGCTCCTACAATTAACCCAATATTCCAATCCATATCTTCAATAGGTATATCCACATCAAATTCTTTACGAACAACAGATGCGTCATAATCAAATTGCCCTTTTACTTTTTCCACCCTAAAAGACGATGGTATCTTGCTTTCTATTACAAACTTTGAACTTGGCATGAATATCCCTTTTCTAATAATTCATTATATACCCTTTCCTGATGACCTTCGTTTTCACAGCTAACAATAATGTTAAATACCTCAGAATATGATTCTTCTTTTAAATCGCCAGAATCTTTAGATAATCCATCAATAATGTTTGCTAATTCCTGATCATCAAATCCCAATAACGATAAATCTATATTTTGTGCTATATTTTCTACTTCTATTTTTAATAATTCATAATCCCAATCAGCATTTAGTGCTAATTTATTATCAGCTATAACGTATGCCTTGCGCTGTGCCTCTGTAAGCCCTTTTAGCGTAATGGTAGGCACTTCATCTAATCCTAGCTTTTGAGCCGCCATAAGCCGCCCATGTCCCGCTATAATGCCATCATCTTCATCTATCAAGATAGGATTAGTAAATCCAAACTCCTTAATGCTTGACGCTACCTGTTGCACCTGTTGATCGCTGTGCGTTCGGGAGTTGTTTATATACGGTATTAAATCCCCTGACTTCCTATAGTTTATGCTTAACATTAAACCTCCGTTCCGAATATCTCTTCTGCCATTGCTGCAAACTCTCTAAAGCCTTCATAGGGTTCGATGGTTGATAGCTCATCTACCATATTAGCAACACCATCCTGCCAGTCGATAAGCTCTTTTCTGATCTTATGTCTTTGGACATCAGTTGTCATTAACGATTCAATAATCGCATCGAAGCGGATTATCTCGTCGTTTAACTCGTAGTCGAAGCAATCTTCGAGCGATTTGGTAAGGTTTAAATTATCCATGTGACACCCCTATGTCAGTAGATTAGCGGCATTATGGCATGGTTTTAACCAAAATGTAACTATGTAAGATCGTCAGCAGCGACTGCGCCAAGCGAGAGAATCACAAAAACTATCATGTAAATTATCACTGTTTGCCCCCTTGTAGGTAAGTTAGGGCGGCATTGTATAGAAGGTTGTGTCATACCTGAAATGCATTCTACTGATTCCATAAATACCAAAAATGCATACTGTAATGTACATTGTAATGTATAAAAAAACCCCCCAGCCAAGTACAAATCGGTCTGAGGGGGTGGGGGTAAGGCTCGCAACGACTTTTAACGAGCCTTGAAAATAGTAGTCCGTTTCGGCTCCCCAGTGGACTAATCTGGGTCAAAAGGTCAAGGGAACCTCGGCCTAGTAAATTATAACCTCATATATAATACAAGCAGCCAAAAGGGATGCAGTCGCTACAAAATGCAGCCTATATACCGTCACTGGCTCACTAAGCCATTGTTTAAATTTATTAATCTTGTCGCCAGCTTTTGCTTTTCTGATTGCATTGTCAGCGTAGGCGTTAGCCTCATTGATTAGCGTTTTAACGTCCATTAGTGGCTCCCCATGACAAGTCTGTCTAAGTGGTTAAGGTCTAGGAAAGAATCCATTACAAGCTCTTCCATGCTAGGCTCAAGGTACATGTATAACTGATGTCTAATTTCCTCAAGGAAGTCAGGCGTATCTAGTATGTCCTCAAAGTCATCTAGAGCCTCAGATAAATAGGCATCGTTATCCACATCCTTAGCGTTTCTATCCGCAGCATCGCGGAACATAGCAGCAGCCATCCTAGATGTAGCATCTTCGCTGTATATCGCTTCTAGGGCCAGCAAAGGCTTATCGCTGACTGTGTGTGGGAATACGTCATCCATCCAAGTCGGGTGAGTAATTAGCCATAGACAGATTAAGCCGTCTTTAGTCTTATCTGGCAATTCCTGATAACTGCCTTCCCACATTGGGGTTTCGTCGCGAATAAGACCAACTGCGTCATTTAATACTTTGTAAGACATTAGCACACCCCCAGATTAATGCAGTCGTTGTATTCCATGTTGCCGACAATAGCAAATAAGATTAGCAGAGCCATAGCCCCTACAAAAAACTTTCTAGCCTCAGCTATGTCCTGAGCTTTTTGCTCGCGCTTTTTAATATCGTTTAAACAGCATTCGTTGATCTTCATATTATTCCCCTTATATATTGGTCTTGATGACATCTATAGCATCTGGAAGATGAGCATCGTAAAGTGCATCTTCAAGCATCCCTACGCCAGCAGATAATACATGCGACCTAATAAAATACTGGATAGTCTCGTCACTATCAGCTAGACACCTTTCCTGCATTAATTGCTTGATTACTTTTTGGTCAACCTCAAGCGTACATTCGATTTTAATTTTCATTTGTTTAAACCTTGTTTAATTGATTGAGGTGTAACTATGCGCCCTTCCCCCCCTAAAGTAAACCCTTTTGTATATAATATTATAGAATAAAAAGAAACTGCTTATAACTTTTTCGTATATGGAACGAAAATTTGCGCATATAAATGCAAAAATACGACACTTTACTGCGCTACATCTCACCTATGCGCCATTCTTGCTCTTTGATCTGCTCTTTTAAGTCTCTGGCAAACTGTATCACTTCCTCACGGTTAAACTTAGGGGATGCCCTCCAAGCCAGACGCTCCATAGCCTTTACTCTGCGCTCACCGTAGGTATCTGCCATCCACTGCCTGTATTTTAGGACATAGTGCGCTTGCTTCATGCCCCAGAGGTTGCAGCTAGGGCATTGGGGGTGGATGTTTTCCTCGAATAACTTAAAGACGGTTCTACCTCTCGGTATGAAATGGCCGCCCTGCATGGCCTTGTAGTGGTCTATCTTGCCGCAGGTAACGCACTGGCAGTATCCGTTGTCATCGCTTGCCTTCAGACGCACAAGACGCTGTAGGAGCTTTGCAGCCTTATCTACCTCCTGAGCTACAGTGCTTTTTTTACGCTTCGGCATCTACTATATCCAAATATTTGTCGGTTAAGTCATAGCCAGACGCTTGCAGGAATGACTGTATATGCTCCAGCATCTCAGGAAGCGTGAGGTTGTGGCTTTGAACTGTATACTCTATGAGTACTGGGTGGTTTACAAATGGCGACTTGTATGGATAATTTATAAACTTGTAAGCTGGCTCATTCATCTTTAATTTCTCTCTCGATCAGAAAGTCCACGTAGTGCTTTATCTTTCTAAGTGATTCAACCCCGCCCTTATCTTTCCATCGAGTAATGTACTTCACGATATTGCCCTCACAAAAATCCAGATCATTCGCCATTATGTACTCTATAGGCTGGATAGCTTTTTTCTTGTAATGGTCGCCACCTACTTGATTTTCTAGTGCGCTCATTCTTCCTCGTCTCCTTCCAGTATGTTAATTTCTGTAGGCTGGCCAAGGTTGCAATGAGGGCAAATACCGTAACCATTACCATCATCGCCAACCCAATACTCAAGAGCATGACCGCACTCACAAAACCACTTAGTAGCACTGACTCCGCTTTTTGGAAAGTTAATGACATTACTCATC